TAATGCTTACTCTAATTTGCAAAATTCTAAAAGAACTTTCGTATATAATAAACAATTAGAAAAGTATTTAAAAGAAAATGGGGTAACTGCTAGCGCAAAATACAATACCATTATCAGAATTATATCAGGAAGAGCTGAATATGATGTTAAGGTTTCTTATAAAGATTTCTACAATCAATTAGAAAAGTGTAAGTTTGCCATGACAGATTGCAATTACAACTTAGAAATTATATGACCAAACCAAACTACTATGCAGTTATTCCTGCTGAGGTAAGATACAGTAAAGACTTAACACCTAATGCTAAATTACTTTATGCAGAGATTACTGCTTTGTCTCAAAAAGATAATACCTGTTGGGCAAGTAACAAATACTTTGCAAATCTTTATGAAGTGTCAACAGTAACAATAAGTAGATGGATTAGTAGTTTAGTAAAAAATGGCTTTATTAATAGAAATATTGTTTACAAAAATGGTACTAAAGAAATTGATAAGAGGTATTTACAATTGTGTGGGGGGGGTATAAATAAAGATATTAAAGAGCCTATTAACAAAATTGTTAAAGATAACAATACAAGTATTAATAATACAAGTAATAATATATATATAAGAGAGCAAAAATTTTTAAATGATGTTTCTTTATTAGATTATGATATTAGTATTAAAAAATCATTTACAGATTACTGGACTGAAACAAACAAATCAAACACTAAGATGAAGTTTGAAATGCAAAGCACTTTTGACATTAAAAGAAGATTAGCAAGATGGCAAAAAAATGATAAGGCTTGGAATAAACCTCAAACAATGAGCAAGATACAGCAACACCTACAAAAAAATATTAATGTAAAAGCAAGACTATTAAAACAATTAAAAAATGAGAGCAATTAAAACAATGACTGAAGAAGAACTATTAACAAGTTCTGTGGATTTAGTAAGTAAAACATATATTGGATTAGGACAAAACAATATTGAAGAAGATACAATTATGATAATGTCAAAGGACTTAGTAAAAGACTTGAAAAGAATTTATAAAAATTTTTACATTGAAGATGCTGAAAATGCTTTTTATGAAGGAATTAGATCAGATATACAAGGCGATTTTATACACTTTAATATTCCAGTTTATATTAGATGGTTAAAAAGTTACAAAGATATAATATGGGAAGCAAGAGCAAAAGTTGATAGCGGAGAAAACCCTAAACAAGTACCCCATTACAGACCTGAACCAAAACTACTCAAATGATTGGGTGGGTAATAATATCAGCTATCGCAATGTGGCTAATAAGAGAACTAAGATGAATACAAGACAAACATCAATTGACTGCTACAATGAAATAAAAGCAGATGGCTTATTATCTAAAATGAGATTTCATGTTTATGAATCAATTTTTTTATATCCTAAGCAAACAGCAGGAGAATTAAGTAAAGTGTTAAATGCAACAGGAATTAAGATTAGACATGGTTCAGTTAATGGAAGGCTAACCGAATTAAGAGACTTAGGGGTTATATATGAAAAATGTGTAAGACCTTGTAAGATAACAGGTAGGAATGTTATTGAGTGGGATCTTACAGACAGACTTCCTGTCAATCTAAAAAAGACCAATAAAACAAAGAAGCACAGAGCAGATGAAGCTCTAAATTCATTAAGAGAATTATATAAAAATAAAAACACTAGCACAGTTGAGGACTGGAAAGTGGTGGCTAATTTGATTAAAAGTATATGAAGTCAATTAGTAAACTTAAAAAAGAACTAGACAAATGGTTTAGTCTTTACATTAGAATTAGACATTCGGAAAATGGTAATAACCAATGCTGCACTTGTGGCAAAATAGATAATTGGCGTAATCTTCAATGCGGACATTTTGTAAGTAGAAGATATTTAGCTACAAGATTTCATGAGTTAAATTGTTTCCCTCAATGTGTATCTTGTAATATTTTTAAAAATGGAGAGCAATGGAAGTTTGGACACTTTATAGATAAGAATTTAGGAGAGGGAGTATCTCAAGAATTAGTGATATTAGGACACTCAATCATAAAAATTACTAGAGCTGATTATGAAGAAAAGATAACTTATTACAAAGAAGCTGTTAAAAACTTAAAAAAAGAAAAGGGTATAGAGTAACTTTTTTTATAACTTTGGCGTATGCACAAACCAATCTATTCAAGTGAAGAACACAAATCAATAGTAGATGTGTATATTATGATGTGTAAACAGTTTTCAGAAGAAGTAGCAACCCAAGCTAGATACAGAAACTTCCTAGAAGTTATAGATGTGATAATAGAATACTCTAATGGCTATGGTCAAGGGGTAAGAGAAAATGGAAACTTTTATGACTGGATTACTATTATACCTATAAATGTATCTGTTGCAACTAATGGTTTTTTTGCAGGTATAGAAACTAAAACTAATTCAGCAGTAGTAAGAGCTTATAAAGTGGTGCTAGATCAGATGCTTCAAGAAGTAATTGATAGGCTAGATAAAATAGAGCCAAAGAATGACTGATATTTATATTGAAATATCTAAGCTGACAGATAAGTTTAGGACAATGGCTTATGGATTAACAACAGATGAAAATAAAATAAATGAAGCGGTGCAGGAGTTGATGCTCTATTACCTTCAAATGAATCCCTCAACATTATCTTCAATTTGGGAAAAAGATGGAATAGATGGAATAACAAGATATGGTGCTGTGGCATTAAGAAGGGCATTAACAAGCACAAGGAGTAACTTCTATTATAAGTATGAAAAGTATTATACACATATTGATAGTGCTATTTATAGTTCTAATAAAACTGACACTAATGAGTATTATGTTCCTAATACTTTGCATTATAAAAATATTTCAAACATTCCGAATGAAGAAGTAGACAATCATAAGCTAATCAAATTAGAGTTAATAGATAAAGAGTTAGACAAACTTGATAGTTGGTACGATAGAGAATTATTTAAACTATACTATTCAGGAGAAACATTAGACAGTTTAGCTGCCAAGACTAAGATAAGTCGCAACAGTCTTTTCACAACAATAGATAAAGTAAGAACAATAATTAAAAAGAAATTAAATGAAGATGTATGATCCACTAAAAAACAACAGTTTTGTAATGCAGTTTGGTTTTAAACACCCAGATGACAGGAGGAACTATTAATAAGTTTTTTGTTCCTGATGAAGTCTATGAAGATCGGATAGCAATATGTAAAGAATGTATTTACTATTTTAAACCAACAGGAACTTGTAAGCGGTGCTTATGTTTTATGAAAGTAAAAGCAAGACTAGCACCAATGGCTTGCCCTCAGAAGTATTGGGATAAAACAACAGAAGTTCAAACGCCTGATGACTTGCCGCAAGAGATAATAGATGAAATATTAGATATGTGGAAAGACTTAAAGACAGGTAGAGCAAAAGATGTACAAGCAAAAAAAAGAATGATAGAGACCTACAACACTATACATATGACTAATTATTCTCCTACTACAAATTGCGGATCGTGTATATCAACTTGCTTTGATGCAATAAAAAAACTATATAAAAAATACAGCGAATGAGTTACTTAGCACACTTAAAACGAAATAATTATCATTATCAGAGCAGATGGATAGTTAAATATGATGACAATGAATTAGTAAGAGAGGTCAAGTTAATATTCAATCCCGAAGAGTATCGTAAGTGGAAAAGACCTAGAACATTAAACACCCAAGATGGATTAATAAAAATTTTAGAAAATGACAAAGAAAGAAGATTACAAAAAGAATCCTGAGCCTAGTTATTATTTAGGAAAGCTGCATGGTTATACAGCAAAGAATGTAGTGGCTGATTTTGATTTAAGCTATAATTGCGGAACGGCTGTAACATATCTATTAAGGGCAGGAAAGAAAGAAGGCAACCCTGCCGAACAAGATATACAGAAAGCAATTAATCATTTACATTTTGAGTTAGAAAAGTTATACCAAAAGAGTAATACTAGAACAGGAGGATTGGCACAAACAGGAGTAAGATCATGACACTTTATAAGTGCCATTGTGGAAAGCAAGAAAAGGAAATAAGAAAACAGACTATCGGTCTTAGAGAAGGTAAGTGGGTTTGTATTCAAGCTCTTTGTGATTGCGGTTTATACATGGAAAGCGAACCAGAAGAAGGGATGCCAAGCCTTAAAAGAACAGAAGAGTCTTTAAGCAAAAAGAAAAGACATGATAAACTATGGGCAGGTGCTAAAGAAAAGCTTGTAGGAGAGCGGGGTATTAACGAATCATTTGATTAATGAAAATATTACTATTACTATTATGCCTGACAGATTGGATATGTACTACTGGAGGAGGAAAAACATTTATAGCACCTTATAGCTCTATTAATCAAAGTCATTATTATACAGAGCATCACTTAGATTTTGGAGATGGATCAGATACTACATTTATTGGAATACACAATCCAATAGCATTAGCCTACCAAACAATAGAACATAATTATGGTCAAGGAATACACATAGCAACCTTGACTACTAATTTTTATGATTCAACAACTAACATATTATTATGTACAGCAGTTAAGCAAGATACTATATGTTCTTACAATATTACTTATGTAAACGAAATAAGAAAGCCAATAAAAAACAAGATATATAATCTTCAAGGAATAGAGCTGTTAGAAGCACCTAAAAACATGATGTATATTAAGAACAGAAAACTATACTATGAACTTTGTGATTAATACAAGTCAAGACAAACAGAATCTTTTTAATTACTTAAAAGAACTTAAAACAGATTATATAGTTAAAGTAAAAAAGCAAAGAAACAACAGAAGCAATATGCAGAATAACTATTACTGGGCTTGTATAGTACAACCATTAGCAAATGAGCTAGGATATTTCCCTGATGAAATGCATGACACCTTAAAGGTCAAGTTTGCAAGTGAATGGCAAAGCATAGATATAAACGATAAGCAGATAGGACTGCAAACAGTAAACAGTACAGCAAGAATGAACACAAAAGACTTTGAAGTATATGCAGAGCAAATAAGGATATGGGCTTTAACAGAACTAGGCATAAGATTAATGCTACCAAACGAATTCAAGTGATTTCTATTATATAATGAAACTTGATTAATCAAATTATTTCAAAATGAGTACACACGGAGGAAAAAGAACAGGAGCAGGGCGTAAGGCAAAAGCAGAAGAACAAAAGCTAATAGAGAATCTAACACCAATGAACGCAATGGCTTTAGAGTCTTTACAAAAAGGATTAGAGAAAAAAGAACAATGGGCTGTTAAGTTATTCTTTGAATACTTTTATGGCAGACCTCAACAAAGGGTAGATGTTACTTCAAATGAAGAAAGTCTAAATATGCCTTTAATAACATTTGTAGATACTGGAACTGAGTAAGAAATATAATTCACTATTTAAATCTGATGCTAGGTACTTCATAATCACAGGAGGTAGAGGATCAGGAAAGTCATTTGCTGTTACAGTCTTTCTTACTTTGCTTACAATGTCAAAAGGGATTAGAATACTCTTTACAAGGTACACTATGACTTCAGCTCACTTATCAATCATTCCTGAGTTCTTAGAAAAGATAGGGCTATTAGGATATGATGATGTATTTAGCATAAACAAATCTGAAGTAGTAAATACCAAAAACAAAAGTGATATACTATTTAGAGGGATTAAGACTTCAGCAGGAAATCAAACTGCTAGTCTAAAATCATTAACAGGAGTTTCAAACTGGATTCTTGATGAAGCAGAAGAATTAATTGATGAAGATATATTTGACACCATAGACCTTAGTATTAGAGAAAAGAATATACAAAACAGAGTAGTGCTTATATTAAACCCTGTAACTAAAGAGCATTGGATTTACAAAAGATTCTTTGAGGACAAAGGAGTTGAAGCTGGTTTTAATGGCGTTAGAGACAATGTGTGCTATATCCATAGTACATACCTAGATAATAAAGAAAACCTCTCACAGAGCTTCTTAGAGCGTATTAAGACTATAAAGCATAGGAACTTTAAAAAGTATCAGCATAAAATACTAGGAGGATGGTTAGATAGGGCAGATGGTGTAGTATTTGACAATTGGAGTATAGGAGAATTTAATCCTGATGGCTTACAGACTTCTTGTGGTATGGACTTTGGATTTTCAGTTGATCCTGACAG